AATCCGCTCCGGCGTCGTATGCACAAAACGCCCCAACACCCGACGCACCTGCATCGGCGAACCCTCACCTAAAATTTTCAAATCCTGCTCAGTCAATAGTCTCATTTCGACCCCCAGCTTGCTCCATATTTTTCAGCCATTCAGCCATTTCATGCTGCCACGCCACCAACCGCGGCTCGGCACCATCGCCTTGCACCTCAATCAATCCACACGCCACCTCATTCGCCGTGCGCAGCAAATCCTGCGCCCGCGCCAGTTCAGCGTTCACGCGCCGAGATGCCCGGCGACACTCCGGCAGCACCTTACGGATTGTCGCCAGTTTCTGATGCAACTCACGATTCAGGCTCCGCAGCGAGCGGTGCCCCTCCTCGACCAGCTCGAGCCGTTCCTCAGGTGTCAACCGCGCCTGATCTAGCAGGCGCAGCGCATCCCATGATATTCCTTTCTGATTCATACGATCCCCCCCCTTTTTGTTTATTTTGTATTGATTGATTTTCCGTTGCGCATTTTGCGATCAACATCACTCGCATTAAAATGCGGCGTGCCGTTAATCCATTTGGTATATAAATTCTCTTCCTCAGCCCATCGTTTGGCCAGCCGGCCCTTGCGATCGGTTGATCCCATGTAGCGGCCGAGATCCGCATATCCCATAATCCAGACAGTTGGCCGCGCACCACTGATCATGTCTAAGCGCTCCAACACCTGTAATAGCTCCTCACTCATGTGATGATCTCCTCTCTCACCTGCTCCTGCACACCAGCGGCGGCCAACACCTGATCCGTCGTGGCCGATATTATCTCGGCCACTAGCCGCTCGAGCGATATCCCCCGCTGGAGCGATTCAGCTCTCAATACATCCGCTTTTTCATCGCCAATTAGAGCGATTAATTGATCCAGATTAGTCGATTGGGGAGGGGGTAAACTATCATTCATGTAACAAAAATTACTCGCAATGTAATAAAAGTCAACTATAAATATAAAAAAAAGTAGGATATATCACTTATTAAAAAAAACATATTGACAAAACTTACATAATGTGTGACTTTATACCTATAATGACTAACAGTGACGCAAAAAAAATTCTAAAAGAACTTGGGCGAAAATACGCCTGGTTAGCTAGGGAGACCGGCTACGCACTCAACACCATCAACAACCGCCTGGCAGGTGAGTGCCGCGAGCTACCGGCGGATTTTGCCAATGTATGCAAAAAAATATTCGACCGCGAAAATTTTTTACGGGACCCCAATTTACAACACAGCCCAGACACTGAATCAATCTGGGATGATATTTATTTCACGGCCGCAGAATCAATCCAAAACGATCACGCCGCAAAACTGCTGGGCTTTAATAAAATCAGCGACTATTATAAATTTGCTATCAAACGGCACACCGAGCAGGTCTTAAAGGGCGAATCAGCAAACTACGAAAACGGAAAAAAGATCGCATAGACCCCAATCAATGCATTATCAATTTTAATGAATATTGTAAAGATAATTTATTGAATGCACAAAACCCTCACTATCAAGCAATTAGAGAGAGAGAGAGAGAAGTTTAAAAAATAAATAAACCTTATTTAAAATGAAAAAAGCGACAGACACTTTATATACGGCAAGTCCTTCGATGTTTAAAAACCATCCGCTTTTTTTTATCCTTTGCATCCTTTTAATTCCGTATCTGGTCGGCCTGCTATTATTGGCGATATGGTGGCTACAATGCAAAAGCACCTTTTTGACCATCACCAGCCAAACAGTTACTCTCCGCAAAGGATTGCTCTCAAAACACATCAACGAGATCCGCCACCGCGACATCAAAAACATACAGATTCATCAAAGTCTGCTCGACAGAATATTCAGGGTCGGGCGCATCGGCCTATCTACCGCCGGTCAGTCAGACATCGAGATTTTAGTTTCAGGCTTACCCGAACCATATCGGATCAAAACATTGATCGAATCTAGCATAGTTAATTAAACTGCCAACTGCACAAAAACCGCACAAAAAAGCACTTTAATTTTGTAAACCCATGATAATCAAGTAATGTTACATCGGGTTCGACTCCCGCCACCTCCACCAGTTATGAGCCTCGTAAAAGCGAGGCTTTTTTTGTATAAATACATAAAATTCAAAGAGTTATATATCGGATATTAGATTTATTGGCGTTTTTAAATTTTCCCTTTTGGGCCTTTTTGGGTCATTATTTCCTTGCAAAACTCTACAAAACTGCACAACTTGTTTGTCATGGGACGGCGTAAAGGATCAGTCAATAAAGTGGATCAGGCAAATTTGCCTAGAGGTGTTACTTTTTTAAAGGATGGCCGGGCCCGGCCTTTTGTTGTGCGACATCGTGCGCTCAAAGCTGAGGCATTCGCATCAGCTGAGGCCGCAGTGGCACGCAAAAAGGAGCTGGTGGCGCTGGAGTCGCGCCAGGGGGTCGAGGCGTTGACCTATTCACGGGCCGTCCATGCGGATGTGACGGCGGCGCGGGATCTGCTGCCGGAGGGGGTGAGCCATACCGAGGCGGCGCGCTTTTGGTTGCTGCATCACCCGGAGCAGACCATCACGGTGGCGGAGGGGGTGGAGCGCTTTCTGCGGCTGCGCCGCGAGCAATCCATTCACCCAGAGGGGAGCACGCGGCACACCAAGGACCTGGCGTCTCGGCTCGGGCGCTTTGTGTTGCATTTTGGGCGCCAAGCGCTGCCGGATGTGACGGGTGAGGCGATCTTGATGTGGCTTACTCAGTTGAGCGGTCCGGATGGCAGTGCCCTGGGGGCACGCTCGGTGGCTAATTACCGAGGGGCGCTGGACAATTTTTTTAATTATGCAGCCCGCCGGCGCTGGGTGGCGCAGTCGCCGATGAAGGGGGTCATCCAGGAGGATTTGCCCACGGTGCGGCGCAGCCCCAAAAATCCACTTTTAGTGGATCAGGCCAATGGGGTGCTCGCACTGATCGAGGCGGTCGAGCCGCGCTTTTTGGTGCATTTTGCGCTGCGCTTGTTTTTGGGTATGCGCACCGAGGAGAGTCAACGCTTTCGGTGGGAGTGGATTCAGCGCGCGCAAGGGCGGATTGTGGTGCCCGGCTGGTTTTATCGTGAGGGGGACACGCTCGGGCGCGGCTCCAAAACGGGCGACGATTGGGCAATTGACGATATCGCGCCCCGGTTTTGGCAGCTATACGATGCCGAGCCGCGCCCGGCGAGTGGCACAGTACCACGGCCATCGAATAAATACTGGCACGGCGACGATGCACGCACACGACAACGCTGCCTCAAACGCCAGGTGTTGGACGCAATCGGCCTGGACACGTGGCCACATAATACCATGCGCGACACCTTTTGCACCCTACACATGAGCGCATACCGCGATGCGCAACGTACCGCGCTGGTGCTCAAACACCGCAACAGCCAAACGCTCTGGCAAAGTTATCTTGGCACCTTGACCGATCAAGCGTCCGCACAAAAATTTTTCGAAGGTTAAAAAAAAAAACTCAAAAAAATACTTTAAATGTGTTGACAAACACAATAACGTGTATACATTATATTATAACAATGAGGGAAACCTCAGAAATAAAAACTAACCAACAGGAGACAAACAATGAAATACGAGGAATTTGCGACTCTAGCCAATCGCTACGGCTACAAAATAAACCATCATTCGACGATGCACATGGGATGGCCCGACGGCGAATCTATTGAAGGGCATGACATTGAGCGTCATATTGACGGGGAAAATGGCGCTGGAATCCGTGACGATCCAGGCCAACTCTACATTGGCGGGAAAAAATCGACGATTGAGGATTTAGAAAATTATTTTCGCAGTAACAACCAAAAAAAAAGGAGAACAAATGATCACTAAGGAAAACATCGAACAAATTATCCGATACAAAAGGATTATCCAAGAAAACAAAAAATTAATCGAAAAAATGGAATCGACCGGAAAGATCAGAGAAATCGACCCGAAAAGCTTTTTTGACTCAGTTGCCGAAACAGTCGAGCTAGAGATCATCAAGCTACAAAAAGAAAACCTCGGCCATTACGATTTTATTGTAAAATGCTTGGAGAGTGTTGACAAAAATAATAACGACAAGATGTAGGACGCCTAGCGTCTACGAACTTCAACCAACCAACCGGAGGACACAAAATGAAAATAATCGAACAAAAAACTAGCGCAGCCGATTACGATTTACCCTGTAAGGAGGCAATCGTCGATCACGACACAATGGGCAGACTGTACATAGCTGAGGGCTTTGGAGGCCTTGACTCCCTCGAAGGAGGGCAGATGAGGTGGAAACATGGATTTGCCATAAAAATCGAAAAAAGTGACACCCTCGAAATTCTCCACGAACGCCTGTGGAACGATGAAACTACCTATTACCAGGCAATGCTCGCCGGCGCTTACGGCGAAATTTTAAACTGGCAAGGATACATGATTGAAATGCTGGCCTGCCAACTTGGATTATGATAACAATATGAAAAATAAAATACTACATATCCGAGTTTCGGAAGCCGACCAGCAGCAGCTCAAAAGCGCGGCTCAAGCGGCAGGCTTTAAAACTGTAAGCGACTACGTCCGGCACAAACTGGGATTGCCGGTGAAGCTGCCTAAAATGATCCCCAACCCGGCGCTATGATTCCGAGCCCTGAACTCAATTAAGAATAGCTATCTTGACGGACGCTGTAGGATGGGTCAATTAACACTCCGCTCTCGCCGCCGTATTTGATATCATGATCTTGAGCGTTTATATACATCACGATGCTGTCGGTAAACCCGCTGGCGGCGCAATAGACCTCGTATTTATACCAGGTAAATTCGGTTTCGAGGGTTTTGTAAGGATATTGAGTGCCAAAATAATCGCGCCAGCCGAGGCTTGATTCGCTTGCCCAGCTTGACCAGCTTGACCAGCCGCCGCCTGATTTGGATTTGGTCGCGTATCGGTAATAAATCGTGCCATTGGTGGCAAAATTCATGATGCCGATGCGGTCATTATTGCTGGTGGGTGACTGCTCTTGCGCCCAGATCGCGGGAATGATGCATTGATTGGGCACAATAAATTGATTGCTGTCCAGGTAGCCGGCCTTAGTGGCGTACGCGCGAAAATTGCTCGGCGTCCAGTTGGCCGAGGTAATCTCGGTATTGTCTACATAATAGGTGCCATCATCGGTGGAGCTTTTAAGCGTGCTCCACGTACTGCCGCCATTTTCGGAATTTTTAAGCGTGGTGTTGCCCAAGCCTACCACGGCATACGAGTGCCGCATCTCCAGATCGCTCACCTGTAATCGATAATCAATGTCAAATCGATGCACCGGGGTTGGTACCAGCACTGTGGGTGGATCATAGGTGTACTCGTAGGTCACTACCTCGGATTCAAGGGTGCCGGGGCTGTTTTCGAAGGTTTTGAGCTTGAGGGTGGTGGTGGCGGTGCCGATGGCGACGGTGCCGCCGTCGGACACGGTGCTGTCGCTTTCGGTGGGCGCGCTGCCGTCGGTGGTGTAGTAACAGGTGACGCCGGTCTCGTTGTGCGATACGGTGGCGTTAAATGCGGTGGTGAATGTTTTACTGCCGGGGGTGGCGCTGGGCGCGGTGAGGCGGGCCAGGGTCCAGGCGATGATTGAATCGGCGGGCTCCTCGGGCACGGTCAACTCGATCTCCTCGGTGCTCTCATCCCAGGCATAATCGGCGGCGGCGACCTCGAGCAGATCCAGCTCAATGCGGGGCAATAGCTCGAGCACGATGCGCCAGGCGCGGATCTCATACACGACGGCGTCGATGGCGGAGCGGGTGGTGCTGATCGAGATCACATCGCCGGTGCAGGTCTCCATCTGGGAGAGTTTGGCCCGCAGGGTGAGACTGCGGGTGGCGCGGCTGCGCATGACCATAATCTTGGCGATGCGCTGGCAACGGGCGGCGGAGGTCGTGAGCGGCAGGGGCAGATCCAGCCAGCGGTCCTCGCCGTCGGCGGTCTGGGCGCTGGCGTTGGCATAGCTGGGATACTCTTCCTCTTGCCAGTCGAGCGCGGCGGTTTTGTACAGTCCGCGTGCGCCGTTGTATGCCTCGCGCAGGTTGCGGTTGCGGTATTGGATCTCGCCCTGCAAATCCTCGTCGCCTACCACCAGCGAGGTGAGCGCGTAGGACCCGGCAAAGAGTGAAAAGACGCCGCCGAGATAGCTGACGTGGCCGGCCATGGCGTTGAGCAATATTTTTAAGTTTTCGCCGATCGGCTGGGTGGTGTCGAGCACGCCGTTGATGGTGTAGCGCTTTTCCTGAGTGGTGTCGGCGCGATCGACGAGCACATCGCAATCGTTGGCGGCGACGGATGCGGTGCTGTCGTTGACCTCAGCGCTGCCGCTGGAAAAGCCATGTGTCTCAGACAGTAAAAAGTCACGCACCACGAGTGCGGCATTATCACTCCAGGCGGTGGAGGTGCTGCGGGGATCGTAGATTTTTTTGCCTTTGATGCGGGCCGAGACGCGCGGCGCGGCATCGCCAAACAGCTCCTGCGAATACTGGATGCGCAAATAGGCGTAACAAATGCCCCGCAACCGGTGGTTGTTCGTCCATACCGTGCTAGTGACCTCGGTCTGCAAATTGGTATCGACGGTCTGCGAGTCGGTGCCGAGGTGCGCATAATAATTGACCACGCCGACAAACTCACCGGCCACCGAGCCACCGGAGAGCACTGCGCGGTCGTCGAGATAGAGCTGCTCGATCGATTGGCACTCATGATCGGCAAAGGCCACGACGAGATTGAGATACCGCGAGCCACTGCCAGAGGTGCCGACAAATACCACGGCGCCCTCGACCGGGGCCTCGCCATAAATGACCTTGCGGGCAAAGGGCTGGTCGGGCGTCTCGCCGCGGCTGATAAACAGGGCCGCTTGCGCATTGGCGGCATACTCCAGCCCGGCGTCGCTGGCAAAGCGGTTGAGCTGGGTCTGGTGAGTGTAGCGCGCGACCTTAATTTTTTGCAGATCGACCAGGCGCGACTCGATCTTGAGCGTGTACGCATCGGCGGCGGCATCCTCGGTGTAGCTTAACTCTGCCATGCGGCCGGAGAATAGTTTGACGACGTTGGTGGCCGGCAGGGTGCCGTCGGCAGCAATAAAACCGATGTATATCTCACAGGTGCGCGCGCGGTATTTGGCCGGGTCGGTAATATCAACCGCATAGCTATGCTGCGCGGAGAGTTCAAGACTGATGTTATTGGCGATCAGATCCATACTCTCGGCGATCACGGGCCAGCGGCTCACGCGGCCGTCGCCGCTCCAGGTCTGCGAGTCGTAGGACAGATCGCCCTCGCCGGTCCAGGTGCGTATTGCGCCGCCGTTAAAATCAAAATATGCCAGATACACCGGCTTTACGGTATCGGCGGCGATGGCCGTCAAGATTTGGCTGGAGAGTCCGCGGGGCATGTTACACCACCTCCTTTGCGCCGAGGGTTATGCCGTGGCGCTTGGCCACATCGACAGCCCACTGCACCGAGTCAAACAGCCGAAAGCGTCCGACCGGGCTGGTATAATCGACCGTGCTGGTGGTGGCAATGATCTCACTACGCGGTGCCGGCCACACCTCAATGGTGGCGGCTCCGGCCACGGCGGTCGCGCCCACGGTCACCCGGTACAAGCCGGTCTCCACCTGTATCCAGTCGCCGGCGGTAAAGGTGCCGGTCATGCCGGTCAGGTCGAGTTGGGCGCCGTCGACTGCGCCCACGGTGATGGTGCCGGATACGGAGGCCTGCGGGCTGCTGTCGGTCGGGGCGAATTCGAAGGTGCCGGCGCGACCGTGCAGGCGGAGCAGCAGCGCCGTCCACTCGGCGGCCTGGCTGGTAGAGAGCGGCGGCAGCTCAAAACTAAGCTCCCACCATTGGCCCGGGTGGGCATAGACCTGCTCCTGCCCGGTAAAGGGTGAGCTGGCGACCGCCACGCGGTTGACCGCCTGCCAGGTAAGTTCGCGCGGCTGCGGATCGGTGGGGAGGGTGAGCGGATAGGTGATGGCCATGACTTATAGGGTTCTGAGATTATTTTCGCGCACCGCATCGAGGGCCATTTCTGCGATGATATGTTTGCTATTTTTGAGCGCTGTAATGACATCCATGCCGATGCCGGGCGCGAAATTCATCGTGATGTGAGTGCTATTAGTGCTGCCCTGACCAGCCAGCGCATGATTTGGCACGATCGCCCCGGAGGCCCGCGGCACAAACAGTTCCGGGCCGGCCTCGCCGACGATGTACGGGCGGCCCGCCGTGACCGGGCCACCCTCGGCGCGATAAACGATATTGGAAATGCCTTGCCCGATGGCGGTGCCCAGCGCGCCGGGCACCGATGCGATTTTTTTAAAGGCATTGTAAATCATTTCCAACCCGTTGACCGCGTGCGCGATTTGCTGCGTAAAAAAATCAAAAAACGGCCGCACAGTGCGCCACAGCATAGCGATGGCAGCCTCGATCGGCAGGAAGGCATTGTAAAGCTCCCACAAAAAATGCAGCGTTGATTGCAGCGCACCCGGCCAGTCCTTTTCGAAGAGGCGCACTACCAGCTCACCCAGCGCTTGCCCGGCCGTCTCTAAAAAACCCAATTTATTGAGCAACAGGCCGAGGCCCGCTCCCAGGGTAAGTATCCAGGTATACGCTTTGGAGAGGATGATCACCAACTGACCCAGCACGATAAGCAGCGGCCCGAGCGCGGCGGCGATGGCCGCGATCTGCACGCCCAGGCGCACAAGCGCCGGATCGGCCTCCTGCAATCGTGCCACAACCGAGCGCAACTTTTCGACCAGCGGGGTGAGATAGTCGGCCACGATCGCGCCGATTTGCTCTTGCAGATCGCCAAAGGCATTTTTTAGTTGTGCCATTTGCCCGCCGGTGGTGCCCGCCTCGGCGGTCGCCAGGTTAAAGCCCTCGGCCATTTTTGCATGTACCAGCGCCATGCGATCGGCCGGCTCTTCGATATTTTTTAGCTCGGGGATGTAGCGCGTGAGCATCTCGGTCTGGCCTTGCAGGGCGGCGGTGCTGGCCCGCATCGCCATTTTTAAATCAAGATTAAAGGCTTTACTCAATCCAATTGCGCCGCGCGTGGCCTCATCGAGCTGGTCGGCGCTCAGGCCCATACTGGTGGCTTGCTGCATGAGCGACAGGCTCATCTCGTCGCCAACGGTGGTGACCTTTTGGATCTCCGACGCCATGTGTTTGAGTTTGTTAAAGTTGCTGTCAACTTCTTGGCCGCTGGCTTGCAAGGCGGCACGCAAAGCACTTTCGGCCTTTTCCTGCTCCATAAACGCCTTGACGCTGACTGCGCCAAAGGCCGCGATCGGTGCCGTCAGGCCGATACTGAGCTTTTTGCCCGCGGCGGTGAGATCGGTGCCGAGCTTGCGCATTTTTTTGCCGACTGTCTCGATGCTTTTGTCGAGATTCGCGGTGCGCAGGGATACGTCGCCAAACAGAGAGCCGATTTTAATAGACATTTTTTAAGGATTAGAGGTTTAGGTGTTATGTCGATCTCAAGCTGCCGCACATCATGCGGATGCGTGCCACAAGTTCGGCCTGGGTGCGGGGCCGCTCGCGCGGCATAAAGTCCTCGACCGTGTACGGCTGCCGGCGGGCCTTGGGGTCGCGGTGGCAGTTGGCGAGCACGGCGCAGAGCAGCCCGAAGCGCGCATCCATGCGGCGCTCTTCGGCGGCTCGGGCCGCTTCGAGCGCGCGCATGTCTGCGGCGGTGGCGTGACAATACTCGGCATGGCTCAGGCCATAGCGGATTTTGGCGACTGCGCCGGCACGTCGCCAAGCGGCTCCCCCGGCGCGCCATCGTTGTAAATTTCGACCGCCTGCCGGATGGCGTCGGCCAAGTGGCCGACCGGCGGGAAATGGTCGGCGTGGTCGATGGGGTCGCCGGGCAGGTCGAGTGCGGCACAGGCGAGGGTGATTGCCTGGGTGACGGGGTCGCGCTCCAATTGGTCGAGTTGACCACCGAGGCGTGCAAAACGCATCATCGCGGCGTTGCCGATCACGAGTGGGCGGGTCTCGCCCTTGTATTGTATCGTCGGTGCGCTCATGAGATTAGGTCAAGGTGCTGCCGCCGGATGGTTTAAAGGTCACCACGGCGGTGATCTTGGTATCGATCGGCGTGGCGGGTTCGAACCCGGTGCAAATCGCGCTGAAGGTTTCGATCGTCGCGCCGGTGTCGGCAAACTTGAATTTGTATTGCTGGGCGCTCTCATTGGCGGTGGCCGCGCGGGTGCGCAGCTCGATGTGCTCGGTGTCGTCAGGATTGTATTGGATGGTGATCGACGCCTCGCCAAACTCGACCAGGCCACCCGCAAAGGTTTTGTGGCCATTGGTAGTGCCGTGGTGCGTGGTCTCATAGGTATCTTTGCTGATACTTACCGGGGTGGCGTCTTCGACGGCACCGACTGCATCCCAGGTGGTGCCGCCGTCGGTGGTCAGTTCGAAAATAATGCCAAAGCCTTTTTCTGCCATGGGTGTTTACTCGCTTTCTTTATTTTGGTTAGGTTTATTATGGTTAGGGGGTGATATTGTACTCAAACATCAGGTCCAGCGACCTGACATAAATGCCCTCATCGGAGCTGTAATCGTCAAATTCAGTTTCGACTCGGGCAAAACAGATGTGCACGCCGGTAGCGATGGTGCGGGCCTGCCCCTCAAACTCGGCGCGAAGGGCGCGTGCAGCGTCATGCACTTGGTAAAATTTTTTGCGCTCAGAGTAAAAATCGAACTGCACGCGCATAGTGCCCCAGCCGGACTTTCCGGTGTGGTGAATGTCCTCCTCGTTGGATATCTGGGTGAGGGTGCCAAAGGGGTGCTGCACATCCTGCGGCGCCTCGACCGGATACAGGCGATCGCCGATAATGGCGTCGAGATCGGCGATGTTGGCGGTGGCGTAGCTGCACAAAGATTCGAAAAAAGAACTCATGATGCGGCGGCGATGG